ATAAGCATTTCACAGTACTTATGAAGACTTTCCTTGGAATATCTGAGAGAATATTTATCTAACTCAAATATGAATTTAACGAATTCTCTAAATAGAGGATGATGCTTACAATTTTCAAGGATAGATATAGTTCTGAGACTGTAATAATCTTGTCCTCTAAGACCATAATCCTCAAAGTTAGACCATCTTTCTTGGAATAATATTCTATTTAATGCTCGATAAATAGGATAGATTCCACCAATGACACCGTTACTCAGATTTCTATAATCAAAATGATATAGACACTGCAGATAGATACAATAACTATCTGAAACGTAACTTTTACTTCTGTTCACTACTAAGCCTGATGATTCGAAAGAGTCCAATAACCTAGGAACATCGGTTTCTGGTAATGAATATAAACCATCATCTCCCTGAATCTGAAAGTCTCTATTAACACGTAGACCGGAAGATATAGCACTAAAGTATTGAGACAACGAATCAACCTCATTGGTAAACGTTGATCCAGAAGGAACACCATGACAACCTCTTAAAACACCAGAAGGCGTTAGAATTGGTATCGTTGTGAATCTAACTTTAAGCACATCAAGATCTTCCCAATATTTAGGTTGAAATAATAACTTAAAGTATTCAAACGATCGATGTATCAAATTTATTGAAACAGAAGCGTCGAAAGATGAGAAGTCAATAGAGATTAGTGAGTTTCCCCGGAGTTTAGATGAGTCCATAATACGGGTTACTTCTCTGTCCACCTCTTCAGGCCCGCGTAAAGCGGCTCGCCAAGATAACTTCTTCTGATACTCAAGTATAGGGGCGTAATAACACATCTCCATTAAAGTGTCTACAATTGGGTAACCCCATACGTTCCTTGTTTTATTAGATTCTTGTGTTCTAGTAAATAAAATACAAGGATCTTCTCTTTCACTTAACTCTACGAAGTTGGAGATTAACCTATCCTTAACTTTACTCTTACGAGTGTAGAAAGGTAGTCCGGAATTAGTACTATTCTTTAATAAACTAACTGCCTTTTCTAACGGAATAGGTCTCAGACTATGACTAATGTCTGCTTCATCATATGATGGATTGGCGATGTACGGATAATTGCTAGGTCTTCCTTCAAAATATTTAGCAATTGACTCTTTTCGATC